AGTTGTTAAGAACAACAGATTGTCTGAGATTCTGATTAAGAATCCTGGTGCTGGTTATTCTTCACAACCTTCTGTTACTCTGAAATCTGAGTTCACCTATGTTGTGAACCTTGACTTGAACTACTTGCAGTTCAACTTCCCTCATGGTATTACCACTGGTGCTGAGGTTCAGTTCCGTGCTGATGACATTGGTACAGAAGTTGGTGTACTGCCAAAACCAAGTAGTGTTGGTTTGACAAGTCTGTCTTCTACTCAGACTTACTACGCTATTGCTGGTAACCCCAATGGTCTGGAAGCAGACCAACTCCGCTTTGCATTGACCAAAGTTGACGCTGAGTCTGGTAACTTTATTACCTTCTTGACTCAGGGTGATGGTCGTCAGGTGTTGCTTACCGAGGTGTTTGGTGGTGCAGCAGAAGCAGTTGTTGAGACTTCTAGATTCCTTGAAGGTGAAGAACTCTTCCAAGGTGAATCTTATGAACTTGCTAGTGCCTTCGGTGTTGTATCCGAGAACGAAGGTTGGCAGATTCAACCTAAGATCCTTAAAGTCACTAACCCCCGTGGTAACTTCGTTGTTGGTGGTAAGGTGCAGGGTGTTATCTCTCGTGCATCTGGTCTGATTGACAATATCAACATTGCTAAGGGTGTTCTTAACATTGACGCTCTTACTAAGACACCTGGTAGATTTATCGATGACGTTGGTAAACCTTCCGAGATTGTCCAGAAGATTCAAGACTCTTTCTTCTATCAGAACTTCTCCTACGTTGTTAAGTCTAAGATTCCTATCAACAAGTGGAAGTCTCAGATCCTAGAAAACAACCACCCTGTTGGTTTCAACATGTTCGGTCAGTTAGAACTGACTGGTGGTAAGGATATCTCTGGTCGTAAAGTTGTTGCTGGTTTCACCAAGCAGGTGAACATCAATGAGTACACTAACGTTAACCAGATTACCTCCTTCGGTGCTGCACAACCTATCTACTCAACCTTCAACAACTCAGAAGTTCTCTTCCGTAAGAAGAGACTGACTAACTCTGAGGAAATTCTAACTTCTATCGTTAAGAAGATTGATGATATTTCTAGTCAGTTTGATGGTGCTACCAAGCAATTCCCACTACAAGTTGAAGGTGAGAATGTAATTGTTAAAGACAATCAGTTGATTGTGACTCTAAACGGTGTTATCCAAGCACCTGGCGAATCCTTCCAAGTTGTCGGTAACAACATCGTTTTTGCTGAACCACCCAAACCAGACTCCAAGGTTGTTTATAGAAACGTTGAAATTGAGATCATGCCGATCACAAGATTCAACTTGAATACTATCGGTGGTATCTTCCCTTCACTTGGTGACACTGTAAATGGTTTCACATCTGAGGCAAGAGGTAAAGTTGTTGCAACTGGTTCTACTAGCATTGATGTCGTAGACATTACTGGTGGTCCTTTCCAACTCAACGAACGTATTGACGTTGGCAGAACTGGATTCAGCGCACTCATCGGAAGTATCGACGATTCTGTAACAAAGCTATACTTAGAGAACGTCGGTGGCACATTCACACAAGAGGCACTTGCTGGTGTGAGAGTTACTGGTGCAGATTCTGGTGCAACTGCAACTATCGTTACTGCTAACCCGTCTGATTACACAATCGACGTTACCGACATGGCAAACGGTTACTTCGACCGTGGTGAAGCAGTTACATTCTTCGGTCTACAATATGGTGGTGACATCCTTAATATTGATAGTGTTAACTACAAGACTATCTTTGAATTTGGTGAAACTGTTACCGCTTTGGATGGCGACCAAGCAATCATCGAAGAAACTAACCAAGACCTTGATGGTAACATTGATGATAAACTTGTTCTATCTAAAACTTCTGGTACTTCCGAATATGAGACTGGTATCTATGACCTCCGTCTCCAAGATATATTTTATTCTGCAAGTTCAAACATTGCTGCAAGAATTGTAAGGACTTCTCCTTACAGAGATCCTATTGTCAACATCAACCTTGTACGTCCTGCTAACGTTTCTGGCGAATGGGCATCCTTTGAAGAGGGTGACAAGTTCCAAGGACCAGGCGGTATTGCTAAGGGTGAAGTTGTTAAGATCGACTATGAAGCATCACCTCCTATCCTCTATTACCTGAAAGGTAGTGAGGCAGACCTCCAAGATGGTGATAGTATCCAACGTTACTTCAATGATCCTCAGGGCAATATCCTTCTTGATGCACTTACTGAAACTGTTCAGGGTGATGTAAGACTGGGTGATGTTGTTGATCAGTTGATCATTAACAAAGGTTCAACCTTCTTCGGTCTGGTATTTGAGCGTCTTATCTCTCTTACTAACCAGAACGTTATTGTAGATGACATCTCCAAGACTACAATTACACCGACTCTGATTGCTGATGCATCACAAAGAATTAATGCAGACTTCCTCGACTTTGAAGAAGTCCGCTCTACTGAAATTGAATATGAAAACTTAACTGGCGGTACTCTTGCTGCTAATGATGTTCTTAGATCTATCACCTTTGAATATGGTAACACAGTTACCGATTCTAAGAACAGATTTAAGGATGCTGGTCGTATGATCTCACTTAACAAAGATGAGATCGTAGATTATGCTAATGCTGAGATTGCTGTTGAACATCCTGGTTTCTACTATCCTGGCGACAACGAGACCGACGCCTGGTCCAGATATGCTGATGCGTATAGGTTGATTCAGAAGAATAAGGCGTATATTCAGGCGAAGGCGTACGCTCTGATGGTTGCTGAATACCCTTCATTAACTGTTCCGTCTGCTGACAAGTGCAAGAGGGACATCGGTTACTATGTTGATGCTCTGTCATTTGACCTTTATAGTGGAGGTACAGTATATACCAGGAAACTGGCGAAGAAATATTTCAGCGCAGATGAAACAACTTTCCTCTATGTAAATAACGAAGCTGCTGCTACTGAGTTTGGATTTGATAAAGCAACTGAACTCATGCGTCAGGCACTCAGAAATGATCTGAATGGATCTGAGGTTGTTGATGGTGTTACTTACATCTTCTATAACGAGAGAACTGCTGGTGGTTCTACTGGAACTGGTATCACTGCTGATCCTTCACCTGGCAATGCTTATGGTACTGCTGGTTCTAACACTCAGAACTATGGAGTCAATAACTGTGCTGATGTACAATCTGCACTGCAAACTCTCTGCGATAACATCTCTGTTATCTTGCTTGCTGGTTCCCTTGCTGACCTCCTCGACGAGGTAGTCCCAACACAGTACACAGTTAATGAAGTTAAGTGTCGTCGTGACATCGGTTTGATGGTTGACGCTCTTGCTGCTGACGTGACTGATGATGGTAACTTTAACATCGTTGAGTTCGCTAAGAAATACTTCCAGAATGGAGCACCTATCAGCAACGGTCTGGTTGGTGAACTTGCAGAGTCTCTAACTGCATTTAGAAAAGCAGGAGAAATGGCACGACGTGCTATCAACAACCTGCTCTATGTACAGGTCAACACTAGAACCCCTGAACTGGGTTATATGTTGAAGGATCCTTCGACTTATCAAGGTCCTTATCTTGGTGCAGCAGGAACCACTCTCCAACAGTTCACTCCAACTTCTGCATCTTACACACCTGCTACTGGTGTGATGACAATCGGTATTGGTACTCACAGTCTCACGACTTCTGATTCCATTACGATCAGACCTTACTCGATGAACTTCACCTGCACCATGGATGGTGGTGCTACATTCCACGAGTATCCTCGTGCTGGTGATCCTGCATTCAATACACCTCTGCAAATTACTGGTGTAACTGGCACCACTATTGACGTTAACGTCGGTGCATCTCCTCTGGTTCAGTTCACTCCTACTGGTGCGAACTACGACCCTGCAACTGGTGTCATGGAACTTACCATTGGTTCTCACACGCTGGAAATTGGTGATGACATCAGAATTGCTACTGATTCACTGACCTTCACTTGTACTCAGGATAGCAATGGTTCTAACCACACATATCCTCGTGCATCTGACCCCGCTGCTGGTGCAACTCTTGCTATCAACGCCGTAACAGCAACTACGATTACTGTTAACGTTGGTGCTTCACCTATTGGTCAGCAGTATCCTCACACCTTCGTATCTGCTAGTGCAAACGCAGTATCAACTGGTGGTGGTTACACTCACACCTTTATTAACGCTGTTGATAACGCTATCTTCTTGGGTGGTGGTACTGAGGCAGCATACTTTGATCCTAACTACTCATCTGGTTCTAATGAAGGAATCCAGAACTGTGCTGACGTTCAAGCAGTCATTCATACTCTGGTTGAGATTGCAGCAACTGCAATCGGCGCTGGTAACCTCAACAGTATTAACGCTCTACCTCTCATTACTGACGGTACATTCAATGAGAATGAGAACCTTAGAGTCTTCAAGTTTGCATACAAGGATCGTGCTGGTAATGGATTCTTCATTCCTGGCGATACTATTAGAGGTCTCACTTCTAATGCTAACTTCATTGCCCAAGGAACCAACTCTGGTTTGAAGTGGTTGTTCACTAACTCAGTTACTGGATCTTTCCAAGACAGAGAATATATCACTAACAGCAAACTGACTCCTAACGGTGCGATTGCTTTGACCAAGTTGCAGAAGAAAGCAGGTACTCAGTCCCTGAACTTCGGAACTCATACTGGTCTATCGCACGATCTGTCTTCTGTAACTAAACTTGGTAGTTCTGACTTCACTATTGAGATGTGGTTGCGTCCTACCACCAACCCTCAGTCTGGCACTAAGTTCCTTTATGACACCAGAACTCAAAGTGCAACTCTTGTTAACTCACCAGTTATCTACTTGGAGAACAACTCTATCAAGTATTGGTTGAACGGATCTGATCAGATCTCTGGTGCTCACAACATGGTGGCAGATCAATGGCATCACGTTGCAGTCACTAGAACTACTGGTATCACTAAGATCTTTGTTAACGGTACACAAACTGGTGGTGACTACTCTGACACCAATGTCTATGTAGAGCGTCCATTCAGACTGATGGCAGCATGGGATGGAACTAACACATATCAAGGATATGTTGATAACTTCATGATCCACAATGAGTCACTTTATTCTGGAACATTTACACCTGGCACTACATATCCAACTAACACTGCTAACCTTCTGTTTGGTATGGACAATGAGTCACCTATCATTGTCAGCACAGAGGAAGCATTCGGTATTTACACTGGTCAGACAAACTCTGCTGCTACTGCTAAGAAGATCAACTACGAGACTAAGGAAGTCATCGTTGAGGACATCGATCTATCTCGTGACGAGCATAGAAAGTGTGCTGACATGCTTGAACTTAACCTTGATTGGATCTCTGAAACTGCTGTTGGTAAGATGGCAGAAAAATATCCTGATTTCGTAATTCCTGGCGATACAAATACTAGCGATCAAGGTACTAACAAGTGTATCCGTGACACCAAAGAATACATCCTCAAAGCAATCATCGCTGACATTCGTTACGGTGGTAACTATAACAGTGTGATCTCTGGTAGAGGATATCTCACCAAGTCTGGTGGTCTGAACTACGTTGGTAACGAACTGCTGCAATCCATCTATGCATGGAATGAATTAGCAGATGTTATGAATTACGTGATTACTACAACCAGCACTGATCTGGTCCACTATGGAACAAAGGTTGATGAGAATGGTGACACTGTTCCTGCCAAGTACACTGATATTCTTCGTATCCCTAACAACTTTGCATCTCCTGCTTCTTCCTCAGTGCAGAATGAGATCAGTTCTTTGTCTGATACTATCATCAATATCCTCTGCCCAACTGGTGACAGATTCAGAGATGCTGGTGACGCTATCTGGAAGAACCGCGATTACATCTCAGAAGAGGTTGTTGGATACATCCAAGCGAAGTATTCAGCAGATATTCAAGGACCAGTTGGAGTCATCAACAGTTATGACTTCCTAGTCATGCCTGGTTATGGCGAACCTTACTGCCTCCGTGACATTAAGAAGTTCATCCTCCCTGCTGTTATTACTGACTTGTTGACTGGTGGTAACTCCTCTACACAGTATGTGTTAGATCAGTACATCAACGATACAAATCAGATCCTCCACGTTGAGACAGAACTCAGTGCAATGCTTGATGCATTTGCATACACTAAGAAACTTTGTCACCATGCAATCAATAATACTCTCTTAACTCAGGGTACTACTGCAAGTGGTTTGGGTATTGACGGTAGATTCCAAGATGATTACTACGTCGCACTCTATACAGAAATTGAAGTATATCGTGACACTACTGTAACCATCGATAGTCAGGGTGCAGATCAGACTAGATCTAATCCTGATAACAACAAACTGACTGACGCTGCTGACATGATCGAGCGTAACAAGTATATTATTGCTTGGGAAGCAGTTCATACTATGAATGATATGTCTAAGCATATCGAGTTCACTGTACCTGGCGGTCGTCAGAACTGTGTTGATGACATCGTTGACATCATCGAAGGTTTAGTACATGACCTCAGACTTGGTGGTAACTCTAAGACTTGGGATGCTGCTCAACTATATCTGAACACAGAGGACGATACTCTTCTCCATATTGAAGGTGAAGAATCTGCCTCACAGTGGGCAATGAAGTTTGCTAAGGAAATTAGCATCCTGACCATTAGAAATGGTTTCGGACGTGACAACATCTACATTTACAGAGAAGATGATGGTGGTACAGGTGGAACACCTGGCGGTGACCTCTCTGGTGAGTCCTTCGATGAAGTTGAGACTCGTACCTATGAGCAAAACGCTGTACGTGATCGTTACATCGACGCTGCTAACATTATTGAAAGAAACATCAGATTCATTGCTGAGGAAGCAGTTTACCTTGGACAACAGCAATTCCCTTCATTAACAATCAACGGTGGAACTGTTGGTGGTGTTAAGTTTAGTCCTACTGGTGCTACCTACAATTCTGCAACTGGTGTGATGACCTTGAATCTTGGGGCAGTTCACAACTTGGTTGCTGGTAATCAGATCTACATCCAACCACATTCATTAGTGTTCACATGTACTAAGGATGGCAATGCTACTGAGCACGCATATCCTCGTACAACTGATCCTTACTACAATGACTCTATTGAGATCATTAGCGTGACTGACAACCAGGTTACAATCAATGTTGGTGCATCACCTGCTGGTGAGCAATACACTCACACCTTCGTGCGTGCAGATGCAAACTCTGTCACCACTGCTGGATCTCTTGATTGTGTCCATGACGTTACTGACATCTTGGATGCTGTTCAGTGGAACCTACGTTACGGTGGTAACAACAGAGTCTTCCATGCTGCTGAACTGTATGTAACTGCTGCTGCTGTCGCACACGTTTCATCACAAGTTAATGAAACTACATGGATCTTCAACAAAGCAATCGATCTTGCAGTTGATGTAATGCAGAATGACACCATCACTAAGCAAGGTGGTCATCCTTACACCCAGAAGTTCTATAACGATCTTGACTTCTTCCCATACAATGATCCTCAGTACAGCATCACTGCTGATGGAGCACCTGATGGCACCTACGGCGTATGTGCTGACGTTAGGTCTTCTCTCTTGACTTTGATGGATGTTGTTACTGACACGCTCGCAACTCCTGCAAGTATCACTAACGGAACTATCCAGAAGTCTCTGCCAAATATCTGGCCTGTCAAGTACAGCAATGATATGGTTCATCGTGACACCTCAGTCACATACGATGAGAATGCAACTGGCGGTTGGAACTCTACTTGTGAACAGGAAGCATCTGCTATCGAGACTCTGTACGATCTTGTTATCGACACCGTTTCTGTTGCAGCATCTGCTACACCTACACCTAACCATCTCACAACGGTTACTAGAACTACTCCATACAACAGCAATACTGACTATCAGTTCTTCACTTGTTACAACGTAACATCTGCTGCTAACACCCTCTTTGATCTTATGATCGAGACCTTGGGTGGTGGATCATTCTCTGAACGTAAGGTTGCACGCTACCTCACATTTAACAAGCACGCTATCGTTGCTAAGTCCTTCGCAGAAGTGACTACACAGTATCCTGGCACTCTTGCACCTGAATCCTTCGCACAAGTTGTGATGGATGCAATCGTGTATGACTTGAATACTGGTGGTAACGCTGGTGCGATGAAACTAGCAAACTCTTGGTTCGATGGTGAAGGTAACTTCATCGCTTACCCAGATGTTACTAGACAGCACTTGGTATTCTATCTCGCACGTATATCCGAAGCGACTAAGCGTATCTGCTATGACCAAAATAATACATCTGAGTGGGGTACAGACAATACTTACTTCCGTTACTTGGATGATACTCTCATGGATGCCATTGAGTATCGCTTTGAGTATGAGCAAGAATCTACTGAATTTAGAATTGACTCTTGCACAAATCCAATCAACTTCGCACTCACACGTTCTACTCCTCCAACGAACAACTCACTGATCTGGGTTAACTCTACTCACGCTCAGAACCTCCAAAACAACTATGACGAGGGTACTGACTGGAACACTGATCCTGAACTGGTCCTTAACACTCCAACCGTGGAAGTTGGTTTTGAGAGAAGAGAGAACAGAGTTAAGATTACTCGCCCGAACTTCTACTCTCGTGGTGATGTTCTTACTTACGTGCCTGCATCGTCTGACGTTGAGCAAGGACTACAAGGTCAGTCTTGGTTCTATGTGTTGAATGCAACTCCTCAGTTCTTTGAGATTGCAAGAGAAATTCGTCATGACGCACGTTACAGTGACTTTGATCTTGACCTTTCAACTGGTGGTCAGCAAAGATTCAACATTGACGTACGCTCTGGTATCGACCGTGAGACAACTACATTCGGTGATCGTGACATTGACACACCTATCAGTGGTGGATTCAACCTCGCTGACGTGGTTGTTGGATCTTCTTCAAACTGTCGTGGTGACGTCATCAAGACTAGAAATAATGAAGCAGAAATCGTCAAACTGTACAAGAGAGCAAACCTCATCTCTGCCTCTGGTCGCTTCACAAATGGTGAAAGAGTTAACGTTGATGGCGATCCTTCCAACTACGGTTTCATTGTTCAGACCTCTATCCTCACAGGTGATAACAACAACGAAGGTAACTGCTACATCGAGAACATCACTGGATCAATCAGCGACGCTGACGTCCTCGTGGGTGTAGATTCCTCAGTTACTGCAACGGTTTCTGGTGCTCTAACTGATCGTATGTTGGTCAACATCGATCGCGGTGCATTCGCTGTTGATGAGATGATCTTCAACAAGGGTAATGGTGCTGAGGCAGATATCGTCAAGTACGAAAACTCTGCTGGTGCTCTTACAGGTAACACGAACGGTCGTATCACGATTGACATTGAGTCATTGCAAGATGACTTCGTGGACGGTGATATCATCTACGGTTCTGTTACTGACTACATTCTTGACATTGCAGATGTTACAACTACTGGGTTCCAGAACATTGAACTCAACCAATATCTACACGGTCAGAAGACAATCAAACTTGAAATCGTCAGTGTCACAAGAGACCAAGGTTTCTTAGGTGACTTCAACAAAGGTGATCTAGTCTATCTGCTCCAAGGAACTATCCCTGCTGTTCCTGGTTGGACTGCTGTCGTCACTGAATATACCTATGATCCTGACAACAGTATTCATGAAGTCTACATTGCTAACATACAACCCTTCGGGCAAGCAGCAGATGGATCTGTAAACATTGATCCTCAGGCAGTAGCAAACGGTTCTATCGGTAAGTTTGAGAACCTTAGCAACTTCCCAATCTTCCGTGCAGACATTTCTGCTGTCACTGTAACTGATTACACCTCTTACGGTAGAGTCGCAGGTAAGGCAATCAGTGGAACCACTGGTCGCATCTGGTTGGAAGATGCAGTGGGTGTTTGGCCAAGCAACATGACCGTCATTTCTGACTACGGATGGTCTGCTGGTGTAACACAATCCAAAGAATTGATCGGTCGTTGCGATAGATTCTTCCGAGGATTTGATGGCACTGCAACATCATTCAAACTCACTGTCAACAACGGGGAAGCATACTTCCCAGATCCTGCTGGTCACCTCCTCGTATTCGTCAATGGTGTTCTTCAACCACCAGGCGCTGTCAACGCATACACAGCGTTCTCTGATCAGATTCAGTTCACTGAACCTCCTACCATCGGATCTGAATTTATCGGTTACTACGTTGGTAAATTGAGACAACTTGATGACATCAGTTTTGAGTTCGACTCACTACGCTCGTCCTTCAACCTCAAATATCAAGGTGGTTTCTACTCACTGACTCTTACTGAGGGTGTATCATCTAACACAATTCTTCCTGAGAACAACATCATCGTTTCTCTTAACGGTGTTATTCAGGAACCTGGCGTTGGTTACAACTTGGTTGGTTCTAGAATCATCTTCGCTGAAACACCTCGTGCAGGAAGCACCTTTGTTGGATTCTCCTACATCGGTTCTGACGCTGACGTGATTGCAGCAACTGTGGTTCCTCCGATTGAAGCAGGTGATATCTTGCAAATCGAAGGAGAAGGCGATCCTCGTGAAGTTGCTCTGATTGAGTCTTCTAACTCCTTGATCACCTTCGAGTACACAGGAACTGTTAAGGGTCGTAACGCTGCTGCACTAGCAACCATCAGATCAGGTGAAATTACACAAGCACAGATCACTGCACCAGGCGACGGTTACACCTCACGTCCTAACGTGGACGTTGTGTCCTCCACTGGTTTCGATGGACGTATTCGCGCTCTGATGGGTATCTCTTCCATCGTGGTTAAGAATCCTGGCATCGGATATGAAGCACCTGTGGTCACAGTTGAAACTACTGTCCCTGACGACTTTGTTGCACCTGAGGGTGGTAACGTCAACGGTGGTTTTGACACCTACGCAGGTGAGGGTACTGACGCTGACGGTAACCCAATCGTGATCGTACCTGGTTACATTCTGGTCAACGCACAACCCACTAACGTGACTGTGAACCAAGGTCAGACTGCATCCTTCACCGTTGACGCTTCGTTCATCGTGAGTGCTGACGGATCTGTCGGAACCACTGCATTGAACTATCAGTGGCAGCGCAAGCAGTATGGTGAAACTAACTGGGTCAACATCACTGGTCAAACCAGTGCGATCTACTCCTCCAATGCTTCTGTACAAGCGGATGATGGTGATGAGTTCCGTGTAGCAATTACTGCTGCTGGTGCGACACCAATCTACTCTAACTCTGTGATCCTAACTGTCCAAACAGGTGCCACAATCATCAGTGGATTCTCACCTGCTCAGATCTTTCAATAAATAGAAATAAAGTCCAATGAGCGGAACTGCTACTTACAATCCAAGTACACGTATCATAGACGTCTCGGCGAATGGTTTACCAGATCCAGTCTCCTATGGTACGTTCCCTAATGCAGATAACCCTAATGCGGTTACTGAGCAGGACTTTGATCATGACTTCTATTATAGAGGTGGAACTTTTGGTGTAACCAGAACGTTTGACGATAATAGTTTTACACAGAATGGATATATTATTGAGATACCTCTTAGCGTTACAGACAATACCTTATTAGGCACTACTGTGTCAGGTTCTATCAGAGTAAATGATAGGATCCTTTTTGTATTTGATGAAGGTACTCCTAACGAGAAGAAGCAAGTTTTTATATACAGAGGTACATCACAAACTGCTACCGCTGGTGAATTTTGGCGTGCTACTAGCACATATCTGCAACTGATTGTTGAATATTCAAGAGAAGCATACTCTGGTACTTACAACTATTATGACCAAAGAAATGGCAGAGTCGCCACTCCACTCGGTGCTGTTGGCATTGCATCTAACGGTGTCGTACTCTTCAATCCCTCTGCTGGCGCAGGAGGAAACCCTCCGACAGGATTTAACTGGAACGCTCATTTCCCTGATTCCCCAGTAGATTTTGGTGAAGATAGTTGTGGCGGTCACCCAGAAGTGACTGGACAATATCATTACCATGACACAGAGTTTTTGTCATGCTGGCAAAATAATGCCATCATGTCAACTTATAATGATTACTATGGTTCATCTCAGTATAATGGTGACAACCTAAGACATCCTGACGGTCATTCTAAACTTGTCGGAATTGCATTTGATGGGTTCCCTGTATATGGACCTTACTTTTATAGTGACCCTTGGAACAATTTAAGTTCTACTACTTTGGCAACAACTTCTTATCGTATTAGATCGGAAGAAGTCGCAGGTAGACCTGACTATGGAACGACCCAGCAGAACCCCCCAGCAGGCGCTCTGATGCAGGACTGGGAGTATGCAGAGGGTCTTGGTAACCTAGACTTCCATAATGGACGTTTTTGTGTTACTCCTGAATATCCTGATGGAACATATGCTTACTTCTTATCTACTGAATTAGATAGTGAGCAGAACCTAGTTCCGATGTTCCCATATATGATCGGACTTACAACTCGTGAGTCTATTGATCAACCATTGAATAATGGAGCAAAAGCACCTGCTGCACCTCCTTCTGGTGGTGGCGATGGTGGAACTCCTGCCCCTGCAACTATTCAGATTGCTGCACAACCTCAGAATGCAACTATTGGAAGCAGTCAGTTGGTTACCTTTACGGTGGTTGCTACGATCAGTCCCGAAGATGGACCGAAGAGATACCAATGGTATCGTTCTACTGATGGTGGATTCTCGTTTGCAGTTCTTACTGGTGCAACAAGTAATAGTTACGCCTTTACTGCTCTGTCATATATGACAGGGTATAAGTTCCGTTGTGAAATCAGCGGACCTGTTGGCGCAACACCTGCTCAAAACTCCCCATTACAAACTGAAATCGCAACATTAACTGTTACTGGATTCTCTGGTGGCAGTGCTGATTCCTTCGATTCTACTGAGTCTACACTTGACTCTACTACTGTGTCCTTTGACGCAACATAAATAACAACGTACAAACTGTAAGAAGATGGCAAAACAGACTATTGGCATTGGTTCTGCGGCAAATGACGGCACGGGTGATACCCTCCGTGATGGTGCCATCAAAGCGAACACCAATTTTGATGAACTCTACGACAAACTAGGTAACCAAACTGATATCCTTTTTGATATTGGTTCTGCTACTGAGGGTCAGGTTCTTAAATGGGGCACGTCTCCTAGTGCTGCTTTTCGTGCAGGAAATTTTGATACTTTAACTGGCAATCTTGATACTAATGGTCATCAGATTGTATCAGATGGAACGGATAATATTGTAGTTTATCAAACTGGAACTGGTGATATTAAATTTTGGGCAGGTGGGTCTGGATCTGCTTACACTTATATTGATGGTGATGACGGTTATCTGAAATGGTATGCTCCTTATGCTGCCTTAGCAGATCTACCTGATGCTGCAAATCACCATGGTATGTTTGCTCACGTCCATGCAACAGGTAAAGGATACTTTGCACATGGTGGGTGGCAACAAATTGTAGAC